CGGTAGTGGTCTTGCCATCGAGCGCGCCCTTGTTCACCACCACGTAATCGCCGTCATCGGTGGACAGATCGATCTCGTAGTTGACTCTGTAGCCCACCCGGTCGCCATCGCTATTGGTCTTGACCAGTGCCCCCACGGCCAGCTGAATCCGCACCGCCGACAGCTCCAGGTTGCTGAATGACTGGACCCATGACTGCGAGGCCTCCAGCTCAACACCTACGCTGGTCTGCGACTCTACGGCCGGGAAGCCCGCGATATGGTCTTGATCATGCTCGCCAGTGCGCTGCTCCCAAGTCACGCCGGTGAAGTTCAGGCTGCCGTCGCTATTCGCCAGCGGCGTCCGGTCTAGGTAAATAGACTGCGCACCGTTCACTAGGCCGACAATCGGACCTTCGCTCAGCCCGTCGAGGATGTTGGCGTAGCTGATGTTGATCAGGCTGTCTGGACTTTCTACAGGCGTGTGCGGCTTGGACCCGCCCTTGGAGCCCAAGATAGACAGGTCGGTCATGGGGTACCTCTATTGTTGGTCTTCGGCGTAGATGCCGAGTGAGAGCTGGGCTGAGCCGGTGGTCATCTCGCCGTAGCAGAGAGGTACCGGGTTGCCCTGGGTGACGGTGTTTTTGATGCCGGAGAAGTTGTAACTGGGGCGGTTGTCAGCGGCTTCGCTGCTGTCAATTTTGGCCTGGGTACCAGTGATCATCTGAGCTACGCCGCCGATAGCCAGAGAGAACCCGACCATGCCGACTGTCGTCCAGGCGGCTGACGCAGTGCCGAACAATGCTCCTGATCCAGCCGCAGCCAAGCCCCCGGTAAAGAAGCTGGCAGCAGCAATCAGGGCGATGCCCAGCACGACCTGGAGCCCGCCACCGCTTTTGCTGCCCTGCACAATTGGCGCAATTCGAATGTCTGCTCCGCCTGGCGGGTGCCCGAGTTCATCCCGCCCTATGTTCCGCTTGCCGTAGAAGACGGCAAATGCCAAGCCCTTGCCCTTGGAGCGCGCCAGGTACTGGTTGAACCCCGGAAAAAGAACCCCGAGAGCCTTTACCGCCTCGGCTGACGAGTCAACCGCCAGATGATGTACGCGGCCAAACAGACGGCCAAGCTCGCCATATAGGCGAATAGTGCGAATTCGTTCAGCCATACGGGGATTCCTTGTGTCGCATGTAGAACCGGGCTGATTCGCGCCAGAAGCCGCCGAATACGTCGCGCTTGGCGTCTCGGCCGTAGAGATGGTGCAGAATCCCACCGGGCACTGGGTGGTGGTCAGGCTCCGTCTTCAGGCGGCCATCGGCCAGGTACACGCCGGCGTGATTCGCCTTTTCGGATCGCACCTGCATGACGATGAGGTCGCCCTGGCGCAGATCACTTGGGTCTACTGGGTAGAATCCAGCTACCTCGAAGTTTTCGGCGTAGAGGTCCTGGCCCTTCTCCCACCAGCCGTCTTCTCTCTCGAAATCGGGAAGCGTGATGCCAAGCTCCCGCTGGTAGTAGTCCTGCACCAGGGTGTAGCAATCCAGAACGCCGTGATGGAACGGCCGACCAACAAGTGGAGCCCGGTAGCCTGTTGGCTCATGCAGCAGGTGCGATACAGGAACCCCCTCTCGCACCTCAATGATTACCCAAGGAAGGGCTGTGGCCTCCATGGCCGCGCGGTCTGCCGTACTGAGTCGCGCAGACTGCCCGGGGTGGCTGTGCACCACCGCAGCGATCGCACCTTGATCCTCAGCTACTGCCCAGTCCTCGGCAACGATCCTGAAGTCTGCCTGAGGCTCTGCGGCGGAGTTGAAGCAAGGCACGTAGACAAGCTTTCGCCCTACCTTGACCAGCAGGCCGCAGCACTCCTCCGGCGCTTTCTCGCGGGCGTGCGCATACATGGCGTCGACGACGCCCTGCGGAATTTTCATGGGAGACCTCAGTTTCCTGCGGAGGGGAAGCTGCCGTAGCGCAGCGGGTTGTTCGCGCCAAAGCGCAGCTTGCAGCCTGTGAGCGTGCCAGAGCACATGTCTTGCTCTGGATCATCGGTGGGGACGTCTTTGTCTGTGGCGTAGTTAGAACCGGTGTAGCCACAGTACACGCCGCGGTACCCGCCAATGGTCAGCCACTGGCAGCAGTTGGCGACGATTTGCCGGCCCGGAAGCTTGCGGTCCGATGCAATCAGTGGCGACTTCAGCGCGAAAACCATCAGCTCATCGTCTGCCGACTGCTTCTGGTCAATCGTGTAAGTGTCGTCTGCGAAATGCTCCTGAGGGTCAGCCTCTGGATTGCCACCGGGGAAGTTCGCCGCGTCGAGAAACCGGCCCAAGGTACGGTGGCGCACGATCTTCGCATCCACCAGGTCGTCGTAGATCCGGCACAGCGCGGTAAGTAGGCCGGAAACGTTGCCCACCGACAGGCTCGGGCTGTTCTGCTGCCCCTCTCCGGTCATCCCCATGCCCTCGACCTTGATGGGCCAAGGGGTGTACTCCATGCCTTGCCAGTAAATTGGGCCGACCTGGGTGTAGCCGTGGAAGTAATAGATGTCGCCGCCTAGGTTGGTCAGGTCCATCTCATACAGCTCGACATACTGCCCGGGCGTGAGCTTCTGGATGTCCTCGTAGATACTCTCAGCCATCAGGTCACCTGGTGTGTTTGTTCAAAGGTTGCGGTGAGCGACCAGACATCACCACCCTGGTCGGTCGGCTGGTACGCGTTGCAGGTGAAATATCGATCCCCGTCGAATGGGGTTTTCCAGATAAAGGGCTTGTATCCCTTCTGGGCGCGGAGGAAGGCCAGGATCGCGGCGATCTTGGTCTTCCTCCCTGTGAATGAAAGATCCCAAGACTGGGTCTCGTTGTTGATGCCGTCACCGGCTATCTGCGTGTAGCCATTGCCGAATTTGGCGGTACGAACTGCATTTTGGAATGTGCCTGGAGCCGAGCGATTCGGCTTCCAAGTGAATCGATCGGCCATCTGGCCCTCCTGTGTTCAACGTACCGGCCGGTTGATTGCGGCCCAGATCATCCCGCCGCGCTTGAGTTGCTTGGCGATCTCCTGCTGGGCGCCATCTTTTGCCGCCTTGGCGTAGGCCTGTGCGACCGTGCCCATATCGTTGGTGGATGCAGAGGCTTGGCCACCACCACCCTCGACAGTGATTTCCTGTTGGATGACGACCGGGTTGGAGCCTCCAGCTACTGAGATCTGCCTTGGGATCGCTTGCGGGGTAATGGAGCCGACCAAGCCACCGTCGGCGTAGCCTCGGGTGTTGAGCGAGTCGAGGAACTCAAGCATCCCAGGCTGCTGGACGATTTCTTTGCGCATCACGAACTCGTCGCGATGCACAATGCCCGCTGGCTCGTACTTCCCACCTGGCCCCGTGTAGCCACCGCTGGAAAATGTCGGCGTGTAGGTCATTCCGGCAGAGGCGCCCCCCAGGCCATAGTCGAAGCCAGCGCCAGCGGTAGCCGCTCCAGCACCTGCACCAAGGCCTGCGCCTAGAAGGCTCGTTCCGATGCTGCCGAATACGCTGGAGAAGACGTTTGATGCGGCTGCCTGTAGGGCCATCTTGGCGAGCATCTTGCCGAAGCTCACTGCCACGTCACCGAAGGTCTCGTCTGCACCGAATGCCCACTCCACCGCAGCATCGGTCAGGCCGTCGTACAGCGACCCGAAGGCCGTCTGCATCTGGCCGGCCACGTTCACTGCCTGCTCTTGATAGTTCGCCCAGGCAGCCTGCGCGCCGATGGACCAATCGGCCTGCGCTGCGTCTACGTCACCGTAGTACTTCTCCTGCATTGCTAACCGCTTGTCCAAGGCCCGCTGCAGATCGGCATTTTGGCGTTCATATTGGTCCTGCTCGATGCGACCCTCATTCCGCTGTTGCAGCAGGTTGTCCATTTGCCGCTGGTACTGCTGCTCGATGTTGAACCGCTCTTGCAAGCGCTGGCGGGCAACATCACCCAGGCCCATGCCGGCCAGACTGTTACTCAGACCGACCGAAGCGCGCTGCAACTGGCTATCTAAGTTTGCCTGGAATGCCGCCTCCTTCTGGCCTTGCTCCTTCTTGGTCTTACGAAGCTGCATCTCCTTTTCCAACTCCGCGCTCAGCCTGCGCTGGGCAGTAATCTCGTCGGCCTTGGCGAGCAAGGATTGCTGGTCGGCCGTGAGGGTCTTCTTCGACTTGATGTCGGCAAGCTCTTGCTCCCAGCGGACAAGCGCCTGGCCAGCCTCGCCCAGCTTCTGCTGCTGGCCGACTTGCTCACCGAGCAAGACGTTTTGCTGCTGAAGTACCGAATACTGCTGGCGGGCCTGGTCTAGGGCCTTGGTGCCTGCGTCTTCGCGATAAGCTAGACCTTTGGGACCCGGCTTGTCCTTGAACTGCTCACGAGCAGCATCGCGCAGCTGGTTGAGCTCGGCTTCGGTGTAGACGCGCCCGCCGTCGCCGGCGGCGGACTTTTTGGCGAGCTCGTTGATTTCCTTCAGACGGGCCGCCAGCTTGTCTTGGTTGCTTGCGGTCGTCCGCAATTGGCCGTTGAGCGTCTCCTGGGAAAGGATGGAATCGCGCTGCCGTTGGCGGTAGTTCTCCTGGGCTTGATCGATAGATTGCTGTGATTTGAGCTGATCCTGTAGAGCCTTGACAGTACTTTCCGCCAGCTCTCGCTTTTTATCGACAATAGGATTACCAGCTGGATAGTTTTGAAGATCAACTAGGGACTTTTGGGCATCCTCAAGCTGCTCAGCCAAACCTTTATCGCGGCCAAAGTTCATGGCGGCATCACCAGCACCTTTGGCCGCCCCCCAAACACCACGCCATGCTTTTTCGATCCAGCCGAGGTTCTCGGTGATCTCTTTTGTTCTTGTGTCGATGGTTTGAGCGTAGGTGTCGGTAAGCAGCTTTGCCGCACCAACGGTGTCGCCCTGATCTTTCATGGCCTGGATTTGCGCGTAGGTACTGGCGGTCAGGAAGTTGTACTGCTCATTAAGTTCACGAGCTGCCGCCACAGGGTCTTTCCCGATCTTCACGAACTCCGCGACAGTCTCCTCCACTGCTCGGCCGGTAGCGTCGCGCATTTGCAGAGCAGCTGTCGCCACGGCACCGAAACTGTTCCCAGCAATTTTCCCGTTGCTAGCCAATTGCACCAGCACATCAGCGGCAGCGCCGGTAGTGCCTACGGTTGTGCTGATTTGCCTGGAGAGGTCGGCCAAGGCGCCGACATTGCCTCCGGCTGCGTTGCCAGTGAGGATGAGAGATTTGCGAAACTCATCTGCTTCTTGAGAGCCCTTGTAATAAGCAACCCCTAGCCCTGCGACTGCGGCGCCCGCTAGAGTAAAAGGACTCACCAGGCCGGCTACGTAGCCTCCAAGAGCCCTGACAGCCGGGCCTATCCCGCCAAACTGATCTTTCAATTGCCCGCCCTGCTGGAGCAAGACAGTAAACGGGCTCATGCCGCCCTGAAGCGAGACTACGATATCGGTAAACTGAGCAGGTACGCCACGCAGAGCGGCAACATATGCCTTAGTCGACATTCCAGCCGCCTGAGCTTGTCGCGCGTACCCATCCATAGCCTGCTCTACGGATTTGGCGCTAGCAGACAGATCCCTAATGGAAACTCCCGATGCCTTGGACTGAAGGCCAACGCCACCAACCGCTACCTCCGCTCGCTCTCCGGATTTTGCGAGCTTGTCTAGATCCTCGGATGCAGCGACCGCCTCGCCAGATTCGACCCGGATTCCGAGAACAGCGATATCACCTTGGCTCATGTTTTCTCCGGGCATAAAAAAACCGGCCTAGGCCGGTTTGTAGTTGGATATTTTTAATCACTGGTCTTGGCGAAAACCGCCTTGAAACCGCTTAGGTCATTGTCGCTGACGATGCTTTCCGTGTTGCAAACCTTGAACTCCACTTTTTTCGCAGATGCTAGTTTGTCCAGCGCGCCATCCGCGGGCTTGAGTTTGAAACGCTCAATGACCACTCCACTTGCGAATTCAGCCGAGTAATCGGTGGAAATACCGTCAACTGGTACGCCATCAGCCAGCCAGTAGACGTGGTTACAGGATTCGTACTGCTGCGAGTGGGCGTAGGTTAGGAGTTCGACGCTAAGCCTGGACACCTTAGTCTCCTTGCCCTTGTACAGAGAGCTCGTCAGCACGAATTCTTCCGCTCTCGAAGGAACTGGCTCCCAAGAAATTGTCCTCACTCCAGAAAATCTATCGATCGAATCATTGATCGTTACTGCCAGTACTTTCTGCCCTCCGCCAACCAGGACCAGCCCAGCCAGCGCCACCAATGCCAAACGCTTCATGCCCACCCTCCTTGTTGATGAGGGCAATCTACCATCGCGTCGTTTCAGCGCAAAACTGAGTAGCGCCGGCCATAAGAAAAGGCACCCGAAGGTGCCCTCTCGATGCCGCCTAAAATCCATATCGCACCATAGGCGCAATCACTAACTAACCTTACGCGCCATGTACTCGAAGCGGCCCCGAAGGTTCACAACTGCCGCCATCAGGAACTCGAACATGTCCGGGGTCGAAACTGGAATATCACCTGGTGACATGACCATACCCTTGATGAGATCGCGCGTCGAAAGAACGCAGGCATCGTCATCCACCTCTTCCACGCGCTGCTCGCCCTTGTGATCGAACGAGACCAGATAGCGCTTTTGTGGGCCACCAACGATTTGGACCTGTTCGCGCTTAGGCAGCAAGTCACCCTCAAAGACGTAGGCCGCGACGAAGTTGCAGGCGTCCGACAGGAATTCAGCAGGTATGAGGGCGGTGCGCTGCACGTTGAACCGGTTGCGCAGCCGGCTTTTCATCGTGTGCCGGTAGCTCCGGCGAAGACTGCTCGGGATGGACATGGCCTTCTGGTCAATTACCCGGTCCAGCACAACTTCACCGCTGCTGCCGATAACTGCACCGACCAGATCGCCCATCGCGTTGTGCTGATCGACATAGGCGCCAGTCCTCCGGATCGATGGCAAAACCTCGGCGGTCACCCATTTCCGGAAAGCGTGAGGCTTGCTGCCTTTTTTCACCGCGTCGCGGCTACGCAGGATCAGGGTGTAGAGGCCGGACTCATTGACCAGGTTGGCGTTGCCCTGACGACCTATGTTGAACATAGACCGTTCATCTTCATCCAAGGCCTGTACCGCCTGCGTGGTATTGCCCACCTCAAGCACCCGGCAAACATCTGCAGCCACGAACCATGGCTCGCCAGCGATTAACAGCGTGCGCACCTGCTGTTCGCCAAAATTGAACGAAACTACGCTTGTGCTATTATCGCCCATGACGATTTCTTCTCCGAAGTTGATCTCGTTTCCCGAAGCCCTGACGACTCTCACCTCGTCGGGGCTTCTTCGTTTCAGGCTGCTGCCTGCTTGCTCTGCGTTTCCCGCCACTTCAAACCCTCCTCAATCAGCAGGCCCAATTCAGCATTAAGACTGCGACGGTTTGCGCCAGCCTCCTGCTTCGCCTTTTCTTTGAGCTCATCCGCTATCCGTAGGCTATACGGTGCGACCTGATGCGTGCCCTTCATGATTTCCTCCTTCATCGTGTGGATTCATATTGACGTCACTGATTTTTGACGTCAAGTGGATTCTTGAATCTTTTTGAATGCACGAACAGAATCTCTGTTTAATATCATTACACCGTGGAATCCAATGACAGACCGGCATGTACTACCGCCCTACTCGCTTCGCATGACCGCTGAGCTTAGGGACCAGCTCGAGGCATCTGCCGGACAGGCAAAACGTAGCCTCAACGCTGAGATCGTTGCTCGCCTGGAAGAGAGCTTCGAGAGAGAAGCTGTCGTGCAGCCCCTGTCGGAGCACGAAGCCGCCATGCAGGTACTGGCAAAGATGTATCAGGAGACCCAGGATAAGATTAACGAGCTGAAATCAATGCCTAGCTTGAGCCCAATGGAGCAGGTCGAGTTGCTGCATGAAGAGGCTACTGCAAAGTATCTCCGCCAAGCGGCCGCACGAGCATCAATGGCGCCAGAGGATCGGCCTGCTCGGAGCAAGAGGGGGTCGATGCCCATCGGGATCGATAGCAAGGTCCACCTTGCAGCGTTGGCAGCGGAACACACCCCGCAGCACAAACCGAAGAAGTAACCCCAAGCCCGGCCATGCGCCGGGCCCACCAGTACCACCACTCGAAGACAAAGGCTGCCT